GGTGCCAAGAAAAGTAATTTAATGAATCCGGAAAAATAATTCCTAAAAGAGTGGCTATTCTGCGTTTTTTTATATATCTTCGAAATATATAAGATATTATATAGAATATATAAATATAAGATAGAATATATAAGATATTAAATATATAGATATATAAAGATATAAATATAAATAAGGGAATCCTATAAATAAAAATCAAGTTATGTTAAGTGCCGAACAAATCCAAGCAAATTGGGAAAAACACATTAAGATTATTAACCATTATATTGGTGAAGGTCGTAAAAATCAAGTTTTAACTTTAGTAGAATCGTTATCCGATCATATGATAATGGCTCCTGCTAGTGGTAAATCTTGGTATCACAATGCTTTTCCGGGTGGTTATATTGATCACGTTAATAGAGTTGTACAATCTGCTATAAAACAAAAAGAATTATGGCAAGCAATGGGAGCTTCTATTGATTTTACTGATGAAGAGTTGGTTATGGCGGCACTCTTTCATGACTTAGGTAAAATAGGTGACGGTGAGGTAGATTGCTATGTTCCTCAAACAGATAAGTGGAGACAGGATAAGTTACATGAAATGTATACTCCTAATCCTGAAATTCCTTTCATGCTTATACCTGACCGTTCTCTTTTTATCTTACAGAAGTTTGGTATTAAGTTATCTCATAACGAGTACTTAGGTATTAGATTACATGATGGAGTATTTGATAAAGCTAACGAAGCTTACTTCTTCAGTCATAATCCAGACTCTCGTATGAGAACTAACATTGTAAATATTTTACACTCAGCAGACTTTATGGCTTCTAAGGTAGAATACGATATGTGGAAGAATAAAGGCGGTAGTACAGAACCTAAAGTACAGAAAGCTAAGGCAACTACAGGCCGTCCGGTAAATTCTTCAGAAGGATTATCAAACTTAATTAAAAATTTATAATATGATTTGGATTATAGGAATTTTAGGAGTACTATTAATTGTATCTATGTTTGCAATCTATAACTTATTAACTAAGTTAGAAAAATATGAAGACGTAGTACAAGATCAAGTACAATACCTTAATAATATTTCAGCATCTATAGCTGAAGCAAAAATGCACCTACAGAAGTTAGATGAAAGTGGAACATTTCAGTCAGACGATGAGGTCGGTTATTTCTTTAAACAATTACAAAACGTACAAGAAGAGCTAAACCGATACATGCTCCCGACTAATTATGGCAAGAACCAAAGCTAAGAGTAACTACTTTACAAAAGAGACCGAAGAGTATATAGTTATTTACAACAATTCAGCAGACCCAGTTCTTAGAGCTAGGGTCTTTACTGATCATATATACATGCCTTTTTATAAATTGGCAGAGAATATAATCCATACCTTTAAATTTTACTACACCGACGTAGAACATATTGAAGATCTCAAACATGAGATCGTTTCTGTTTTATTAGAAGAGAAGATTATGAAGTTTGATCCTACTAATGGAGCGAAAGCATATTCCTACTTCGGTACAATTGTAAAGAGATGGTTGATCAACTACAATAATAAAAACTACAAAAAACTAAAACAGATTGGATCATTCTCAGATGTAGAAGAGTCTTATGAACCTGATTTAGAAGTAGATGGACATTTTAAGATGTCTTTAGCTGCATTTTTAGATGCATGGATTGAAGAGATGTATGAGAAGATGGATGAGTTCTTTCCTAAAGAACAAGAAGCTAAGATAGCAGACGCAGTACTAACTATCTTTAAGACTAGACACGACCTAGATATATTCAAGAAAAAAGCGCTCTATATTTATATTAGAGAGATGACTGACTGCGAAACCCCTCACCTAACTAGAGTAATCTCTAAACTAAAATCAGAATTCTATAATAAGTACTTTGAGTATAGCGAGAACGGATTAGTAGTCAATATTCTTGACTAACCTATTTATTAGTAAAAACAGTATGAGTTTAGAAAAGAAAATTTTTGGAGAAACCTCTCTTGCTGATTTATTTCAAGAGATACATACTAACTCTAAATCTACCCGTGCGCAAGTTACTGCTTTAATCGCTGAGTTAAAACCTTTGATTGAAAGTATAGGAGATGCTACATTAGTAGTCCCTATGATAAAAGAATATATGGAGATTGGTGTTAAGAATGATGAAGCTTTAATTAAACTAGCTACTATCATTCAGCGAATCGAAACAGGTCAATCAAAAGGAGAAGAATTCGACATATCAGAATTAGCTGACTTATTACAAGAAGCTGAGACGATGAATAAAGAAGTAAACGAAACAGATAATGGCGACCAGTAGATCAGGTACAGGAGCAGGAGCTAGTAGCGGTGGTAAAGGATCAGCAAGTAATGCCGGTCTGTTTTACGGCCGTGTAGTAGATATTATCTTAGATAATAAGCACCCAAGGTATAAAGAGATGGGTAGTGCTCTTGCTATTAATGGCTGTTTCTATGTAACAATAAGTAGCGCTGCCGATATCGACCCAGATGAAGCTGCTAACCCACCATTTGCTTTTCAAGGAAATGCTAGATATAAAGATATTCCTCTTCTAGGAGAGGTTATAGCTATTGAAAATAACCCTGCCGCTACAAGTGAATCAGGTAAAGGTAATAGAAAAGCTTGGACTCGAATAGTTAATATTTGGAATGCTCCAGAACATAACGCTTCCCCTAATACATTAAATCCTAACTTCCAGAAAGTATTATTTGGCAAAGGATATAAAGAGAGTGGTAGAATAAATCCTCTTATATGTTACCCTGGTGATACTGTTATACAAGGACGTCAAGGACAATCTATTAGATTTACAGGCAGTCAGCACGTAAATAACCCTTTAGTTAACTCAAAGAATAATGGACAACCTTTAATCTTAATAGCTAACGGACAGATTACTGCACCAAATGGCTTTGATGGTATTATAGAAGATGTAAATAAGAACTTTGGTTCACTTTATTTTACAGGATTTCACCAAGTACCTTTAGTTCAAGCTAATAATAGAAGACTATCTTACAGTAAAATACCTGAAGCAGCTAATGCATACAGTAAACCACAAGTAATTCTTAATAGCGGACGCTTATTTTTAAATGCTAAAGAAGAATCTATACTACTTTCAGCAGCTGTTTCTGTAGGACTTAACGCTAAAACTGTAAATATAGACGCAGATGATTTCGTTTGTATTGATTCTAAGAAGATATTCCTAGGAGTAAATGCAAGAACTGCAGTAGAATATAGTGCACAACCAGTCTTATTAGGTAAAAATACTGTTGACTTACTAGAAGATTTTATAAGAGCAGTAGAAAACTTTGCAGACTTTTTAGTAAAACCATCTGGATTACAAGCATCACCACCAATTGCAGTAGCACAATTGAAAAAAGAAGGTGGTATTCTATTTGCTAGATTAAAGCCATTAAAAGCTCGATTAAAAGAGTTAAAATCTAAAAAAGTATTTACAGAGTAATATGTCGTTCATAACCATACCAGAATCAAAAGTAACTGCTTTTATAGGAAGTAAGATAGGTGGACTACAAGCTCAGCTACAAGATAAAGTACAGGCTAAAATTCAATCTACTATATCGACATTTGTTCAAGCAAATGCTTGTCCTAGACAACAAACTTTAGATAAGTTAGTAAAATCAAAACAAACCTTATCAGACCTAACTGAACGTTCTAGAAAAATTATAGATACTTATAAAGCATTACCTAGAAAACTAAGACCACCTATTAATACTTTAGATAAGATAATAAAAGTATTGTTAGTATTACCTATACCTCAAGCAGTTCCACCCGGAATTGGTCTACCAATCTCTATCTCAAATAAGTATTCAGATTTAATTAACAAGTTAAGAGAATTAGTTAAACAAACTAAAGATACAATAGACGGGATAGAAGCTTTAGTAGATACTACCTTTTTTGATAACTTGATGAATGATATTAATTCTAAGTTATCTCTACTTGATGGTCCGATTGCATTTTGTAGTATAGAGAACGAACTTAAAGATAGTTTAACACCTGAAGAGTTAGATAAACTTGGATTAGTTGATGCAGATGGTAATTTTATTATCTCTAGATTAGTTCCAAGACTAGTACAAGAAACTTTAGTAGATCCAGTTAGATATGCCGATGGTATAGATGATGGAAATAATTACGGAAGTAATTGCTTTAGAGGTCTTTATAAACCAGGAACAATCTATATTCATACAGATGAACGAAGAGATATTGTAGAAGGGTCAGATGGTAATAAGTACATTGTTAATAATAGAGCAAAAAACGGACTTGATACTTGGTTAGATCCTTTAACAGGATTTGACTGGGAGTTGTACGAGATAAATACTCAGAAGCTATTAGAAGATCTTTTAAACAGACTTTCAAATACTAGTTTAGTAAACAGAGATCTATTAGACAATATAAAGACTAACTTAAACAATTATAAAATACAAACTACACCAGTACAGACTGGATTATATAGAGCTAGAAACGGAGTAGAATTTTTAATCGAAGTTCTAGATGACACTACTTCTCCTTCAGTAGCGAAAAGACGTTTTGCAGTAGCTAGAAACCCTCAAGGGATAATTGTAATGAAAGGTCAACCTTCTTTCGCTAGTGACGTAAATGTGTTAGTAAGGGAGATTAGATTTAGATTAGACCAACTACAATAATAAACTTTAATATACCAACTATTTATTAATATGAAACTAGAAGAACTTAGGAAAGTTATACGAGAAGAAGTAGAAAAAGCATTTAAAGAGCAGCTCAAAGAAGTATTAATTGAAGCTGTCCAAATTGCTAGTGCTCCTTCTACATTACAAACTGAACAAAAAACAAACACTAAGCAAGTAACTGACTTTAAAATACCTGCAGCTCAACCTAAAAAGTATGTACCGAGCGGTAATCCGATCGAAGATATGCTACAGATGACAAAAGCAAGTATGACAGCAGCTGACGCAGCTGCTATAATGGGTGAAGGAGTTCATATGCCAAATATGGCTTCTACAGTAGCTCAACAGATGCATATGGGAGGAGGTAATCAACCAGGCTTAGATTTAAGTCAACTTCCATTTATAGGAAAAGCTAAAACTCTTTTAGAGGCAGCTAACCAAAAAGATAAACAACGTAAAGGATTAGATTAATGGCATTTAATGTACAGAAAATAAACCCGTTAGATAGACAGCCAAGAAAAGCGGTAGGTGTTAACTTACCCTTCTCTGCTGGTAACGTCTTCAATTCCAACTACCTTACTAAAGATGCAGTTAGGAATAATCTAATTAATTATTTTCTTACAGGAAGAGGAGAAAGATATATGAATCCATCTTTCGGAAGTGGATTACCTTCTGAACTTTTTGAACAAATAACAGAAGATAAACTAAACGTTTTAGGTATGAAAATAAAAGACGAACTTAGAACTTACTTCCCTAAAGTTGTATCTCAAGATTTATCTTTAGTTGCAGACCCAGATAATAATTCAATTGAATTCTATTTAAAATATAGTATACTAGATAGTAATATTGAAGATGAAGTAATTATTAATATTCAACAATAATGACCCCAGAAAGAGACATAAAATATATTAACAGGGACTTTGGTAATTTTAGAGACCAACTCGTAGAGTTTGCTAAAAACTACTTCCCTGATACCTACAATGACTTTTCTCCAGCATCTCCAGGTATGATGTTTATAGAGATGGCATCGTATGTAGGAGATGTACTTTCTTTTTACCAAGATACTCAACTTCAAGAAACATTTTTACAGCACGCTAAAGACCCAGCTAACTTATATAACTTAGCTTACATGATGGGTTACCGTCCTAAATCTACTAACGTATCAGAAGTAGAAATTGAAGTAACTCAAAAGGTTAATGCAGTAGCTCCTAACTATACCCCTAACTGGGACCAGGCACTTATAGTACAACCTAATACACGTTTACGTGCAACAACATTCGGTGATCCTAAATTTATTATTAACGATAAAGTAGATTTTGCATATTCAAGCTCATTAAATCCAACAGAAGTTAGAATTGATAGTATTGCAAATGGATATCCTGCTGAATATAGACTTACTAAAAGAGTAAGAGCAATGTCAGGAGAGTTAAAAGAATTTACATACAACGCAGGTAACTCTGAAAAGTTTTTAACAGTCACAGTTGAAGATACAAATATTGTTGGAGTTTTAGATATTACAGATAGTGATGGGCATACTTGGTACGAAGTACCATTTTTAGGTCAAGATACTATCTACGAAACCCAAAGTAATACTGCTACAGATAAAAATACAGTACCTAACGTATTACGATTAAAGAAAGTTCCTAGACGATTTGTAACAAGATTAACTTCACAAGGTAATTTACAAATACAATTCGGAGCAGGAATAAACACTAGTGCATCAACTGATGAAGTATTTCTTCCAGATCCTACAAACGTAGGTATGGGAACTAACCAAGGAGTAAGTAGATTAGATTTCGCTTATGATCCTTCTAACTTTTTATTTTCTAAATCTTACGGTATTGCCCCTTCAAATACAACTTTAACTATCAGATATATAGTAGGTGGAGGAGTAGAAGCAAATGTTCCTGCAAATACAATTAACATTGTAGAACAGGTAACAGTATCAGCTCCAGATCAAAGTAAAGCAAATACATTAGTGTTTAATAACACACAACCAGCAGTAGGCGGTCGAGATGGAGATACAGTAGAAGAGTTAAGACAAAATAGTTTAAGAGCTTATTCTGAACAAAACAGAGCAGTAACATTACAAGACTACGCAATTAGAAGCTTATCTTTACCTCCACTTTACGGATCTATTTCTAAAGTATATGTAACACAGGATCAGGCTACTAATGCTAATATCTTAGGAGGAGCTTATGATTCAAATCCACTAGCTTTATCTCTATATGTATTAGCTTATAATTCAGAAAAGCAAGTAATACCAGCTACCCCTAGTTTAAAAGATAACTTAAAAACATACCTTTCTCAATACATGTTACTTACTGATGCAGTAAATATAAAAGATGCATTTATAGTAAACGTAGCAATGAAGTATGAAATCATAACTTTACCTAACTTTGTATCTAGAGATGTTCTATTAGCATGTAATACAGCTTTAATAGAGTACTTTGATATAGCTAAATGGTCTATAAACCAACCTATCAACATATCAGGTATCTATACGTTACTAGATAGAGTAAAAGGAGTTCAAAGTGTAGAGAAGGTTTACTTTGAAAACAAAGTAGGAGGTAATTACTCAGAGTATGCATATGATATAAAAGGAGCAACAAGAGGTAATATAGTTTACCCTTCTTACGATCCTTGTATTTTTGAAATTAAATTTCCTGAGATAGATATTCAAGGACGAGTAACAACATTATAAAATGGCAATATATAGAATCTTTCCTGAAAAGGATACATTTATCTACACAGAAGCAATTAAAGGTAATGCAGGTTTAGATGAGATAATCGAAATCGGTGGCTACCTTGTTTCAGAAGTAGGCCAGACATCTAGAGCATTATTAAAATTTAATGATACAGATGTTGCAAATGTTGTATCAAATATTATAGGAAGTAATAACTACAGTGCTAGTATACATTTAAGTCTAGCAACTGCTTACGAAATACCTACAGAATATTCAATAAAAGCATACCCAGTATACGAACCCTGGGTTCAAGGCATAGGCAAATTTGGGGACTCTCCAGTTGATGAATCCGGGGTGAGTTGGACATATAGATTAGGTAAGCAAGACGGAAGATGGACATTACTTAGTAATACAGTTAATATGCCAGCCGGAGTAACTGGTTCTTACAACGCTACCTATTCCGGAGGTGGTGGTAACTGGTATACAGGATCAGCTGGAATTAATTTTGAAAGTACTCAATTACAGGAGTTAAATTCAAATAATGATATTCATATAAATGTTACTAATGGAGTTAAAGCACATGTTGCTGGTACAATCGTTAATAACGGGTTTATACTGAAACTGACAGATGATCTCGAGTTTAATACTTCATCCTCTATACGTTTAAAATACTTTAGTGGAAACACTAATACAATATACCCTCCATACTTAGAATTCGGCTGGAATGATACAGTTTATAATAGTAACTTAACAGAACTAAGTACTAGTAATGCAACTATCAATATTAAGAATAATAAAGGAGAATATGTAGATAATGGAAAGCAGAGATTTAGAATCCATGCAAGACCTAAATACCCTACAAGAACTTTTTCTACCGGCTCAGTATACCTAACTAACTATAAACTTCCAGCAAACTCATATTGGGGTTTGAGAGATGAACATACAGAAGAAATGGTAGTTGACTTTAATACAGCTTTTACAAAGATAAGCGCAGATAATAACGGAAGTTATTTCGATGTTTACATGGAAGGGTTGCAACCAGAGAGATATTATCGTATATTAGTAAAATCAACTCTTGATGGAAGTACGACAGTAGTAGATAATGGTAATGTTTTTAAAATAGTACGCAATGGCTAATAACCCGGTGCCGATTCGAAAGACGGTATACAATAAGGATCATATTAACAAAGTTGTAAAGAGAGAATTTACAACCTTTACTCAACCGGTACCTGAAGATACTCAGTTAACTATAGAGGATTTCTTTGCGTTATATGAAGAACTTTTCTACGAAATACCAATTAACGGTAGTGAAGGTACTCACGAGTACTTAGTTAAACGAAGCTCAGAGTTATATAGATTAGATGATTCCACTGACGAGATACAACCACTACTAGATGAAATAACTAATTTAAGAGCACAAATTATAGATAACGAAACGGAGATTATTGCATTACAAGAACAAGTAGCGAATCAGAATGTCAAAAACTAATTACATAGTATCAAAAGGATTTCCTGAGGAGTTAGAAATATACACTAAAAATCTAAGTCTAAAAGATAAAGCTTTAGTAGATAGCTTCTACCTCAACAGTAACTTTAACCCCGATAAGCATACAATTGAAATGCATGTTTACGGGATTAATGATGAAAGGTTATTCTCGGTTCCTACTTACTTCCCTGAATACTCAAACGTAACCTTTACACAATACCAAGCTGGTAAAATATCCGAGATAAATATATCTCCAGAGATAGATGCCAAGCAAATGGGATATAACTACGGTCAAGTAAATATCCTTTATAACTTCTTAAACAACCTTTATACCGATTCAAATTTTACATTTGAAGGTAACTTCTTTATAGAAGAGATATCACCAGACCGTACTGAAATTTTAGCTCTTACTAATGAAGTAACTTTACAAGACTTAATAAGATTTACTTCTGAAATTAGAAGAAAATTAGATACGTTATCTTACTTCCAAGACTTTAGAGTAAACTTTGGAGATAATAGATTACTTATTGGTATCAATATAGACCTTATAGACTATAGAGGAGGTAAAGCTCTTGCTATTAAACTATATGAACCTCTTCCTCCTGAGTTTGAGATAAAAGATACTTTTAGAGTTGTAGAGATTATATCTGATTCAATTTCATTTGAAATCGATACAGAAACTATACCAGATGAGATAATATACCCTAACTTAAAAGGGCCTAACTTTGATATAGAATTAGTAGAAGATAATAATAACCCTACAGGTTTCTTTAACTATAACGAATTATTTAGCTACCCTGTTACAAGTTCGTATTATGAACTATATTCACTATTTGAAGAAAGTAGCGCACAAATTAGTATAGACCATAGTAACTACTCTGATTTTATAAACTTCTCTTCAGCAGAAGAAAGATTACGTAATTTTAAGTACAAGGTAGATTTAATTACTTCGTATGAAAATTCATTAAAATCTATTAGCAATACCGGATATACTAAATTCGGAATAACAGGAAGTAGAGATTACTACGAATCTTTGATTGAAGGTATTATAAATAACTTTGACCATTATGATAGATTCTTGTATTTTGAAAGTGGATCTAATAGCTGGCCAAAGTCTAACAATACTAGACCTTATAAAAATCAAGCAAGTACTACAGTACAAGCAACAAATTGGTTTAATAGCCAAGTAGAGATTGCTTCTAACTTTGACGTAAGTAACTTAAATGCTTTAACAAATACCTTACCAGTCTTTTTAAGAGAAGATTCTGATAACAATCCAGCTTTAATGTTTATCAACATGCTAGCTCAGCACTTTGATAATATATGGATTTACCAAAAGGCAGTTAGTGATAAGTATGATGCTGATAACAGAATCAATTTTGGTATATCTAAAGACTTAGTAAGAACTACTTTAGAAAATTTTGGAGTTAAATTATATAATAGTAACTTTAACTTAGAGTCTATCTTTGGAGCATTTATAGGTGAATCTTATGTATCTGGAAGTGAACAAATAAACGAATATAAAGTTATCACTTCAGGTTCTACGAATGCGTATTTACAACCAATGCCATTTGATAACTACCAGAAAGAAGTTTACAAAAGAATATACCATAACTTACCTTTATTAACTAAAGCAAAAGGTACCGAGAGAGGCTTAAGAGCATTAATTAATTCCTTTGGTATACCTTCTCAAATACTTGAAATAGGTATTGCAGGTGGTCAGAAAATAGGACCAGGATTCTATGGACCTAATCAATTACATTATAGCTCTTCTTTAAAACTAAGAACAGATAATGATGGAACTTTAGTAGAAGGTAGTACACTATCTAGTTACACATCTACTGTTAGAAGAGAATACGAATATTCAGATGATCTAAACTTTGTTGAAGTTGGATTAGCACCTTCTAAGAATATAGATAACTACATAGTTTCACAAAGCGCTGTATTAGGTTTCTCAAATTTTAATATAGACGATTATATTGGTGATCCTAGAGACTCATATAAGACTGAGTATACTGCTTTAGAGAAACATCGTAAAGTAATATTAGGAGACTTAGATAGATACGACTTAATGGACTATATTAGGTTGATTCGATTCTTTGATAATGCTTTGTTTAGAATTGTAAAAGATTTTATACCAGGTAGATCAACTGCTATAACAGGTATTATAATTAAGCCTCATAAGTTAGAAAGAAATAAAGCAAAACAAATAAACGTTAGTACTATCTTCCAGGATTATTCTGGATCGATAGATACTGCTTTTATGAAAGGAACTCACGGCGGGACTTATACACAGTTAGTAGAAAGAAGTACAGCATATGCAGAAAGAATAGTAGTTCCTTCTGGATCTGCTATGACCTTTAGACATAACTACGAAGAGCCTAAATTTAACGGAGAGTTAAGCGGTAGTAGAATAAGAATATCAAACGGGGAGTTAAATAGAGATAATAAGGTTAAGAAGACATCTCAACCGCAACTATCATTTAATATAACATTCCTAAACGCATCTAATACAATTCCTAGAGATTGTACAATTCAATTTACAGCTATACAAGTTACTCCTGCACCAACTGCGGCACCAACCGCAGCACCAACACCTGCTCCTACAGCAGCTCCAACTGCCGCTCCTACTCCTGCACCAACTGCCGCTCCAGTAACTCCAGCCCCTACAGCAGCTCCTACACCTAGTCCAACAGCAGCTCCAACTGCCGCTCCAACGACTCCTGCTCCTGTTACACCTAGTCCTGTTACACCTGCTCCTGTTACCCCATCTCCTACACCATCACCAGTTACTCCTAGCCCTGTCACCCCATCACCAGTAACACCTAGCCCTGTAACACCTAGCCCTGTAACACCTAGTCCAATTATTCCGACAGGTCAGTGTTGGACAGTAACATATAGTTCAGTACCAAACGATTTGTACTTAAGATGGCGAAGATCTATTGATGATACAGTAGTTACAGAGTTAATTAGTAATATAGAAACTATGGATAATGGAAATGGTACATATACTGCTGGAGTTTGTGTAGCCTTATCCGGAGCATATAGCACACCAGTATTCGTACAAGGTGGAGTAGAAGTATCAGGAGGAGCTTATATACTAGAGGCAGGTGGATCATGTACAAGTAATGGTGGATGTTTAGTATCATCACCAACTACACCATCACCGGTAACACCATCACCAACTGCACCTGCACCAACTCTCGGAGGCGGAGGTGGCTTAGCTCCAACTCAAGGCCCACCAACATCTGGGGGTGGAGGACGTGAAGATTTACCACCACGACAAGAATAGTAATTAAACTAAAAATGACAGAGTTAGAATTTATAAATACAAACCCAGGCGTATCAGGATCAGCAGCTGTACCAGTAGATAACATTAATGTATTCTACAGTAGTAGTCTATTGAAATTTACTAACCCTAGTACAGGTCAAGAAGAACTAACCTCAATTCCAGATTTATCAAAACCGGTATCTATTACAGGAATGTCAATTCCGTTTAGGTACATAGACGGAAATGTAGATATACAGCAAACAATTCTACAGGCAGAGAATATAACTTTTAAATATTCAGGAGCTGGGGACTTAAATAACAGTACATATTTGACTGCTACAATTATAGAGAGAGTACGTAGAGCTACTTATTTTTATATACGCTTGAGACCTATATCATTAAACCCTTCAAGCTATGCATTTGGGCAAATACAATTAGGTAATACAAGCCAATTTGTACCTTCTACTACTCCTGATCCGCAATTTAATACTGTAAACTACTTTCAGATACCTTCTGAGATTATATTTAACCCGTACATCTCTACAGTATTTAACAACAGTTCTGATAATCCGTTATTAAGTAACGCAACAGTATTGAGAAAAGCTAACTATATACAGCAGGTAGATAGAAATGAGGACCCTATACAACCAACTAACTTAGCTCAAATACTCCTTAACCAAGCCACCCCAGCAGAAATACAAGATAGTAACTATACGACAGCAGGTATAGTTAATGCTAGATACGTTGGATCTAAATTAAACTCTGGAAGCGTACCAGGTAACGATCCTGCGTTAAACTTAGTTTCTATTAGAGCAAGCTTACATCCTTCTGGATCTAAATTTACTCAAGTTAAAGCAATTGCTCTATCAGATAGACAAATACAGCAGGTATATTTTACCCCACAAGTAACTAATACTATTGCAGGAGGTAAGACTAGAACATTTGGCGGTAATAAATCCTTCCCAGCTGCACCTAATTTACTTTATGTAGAAGAAGGAAATCGATTTGTAAGGATTTCAAATAGAGATATTTACTCTATAGACGAAGATAAAATGCATTCAACAAACAATCTAGGTACAATTATTGCAACACAAGCCTAGAATATTATAATAACCGATATTTATATTATATAATTTAAACAAAAATGGGATATTTAGACAACTCAATCGTAACAGTAGATGCGATTTTAACTAAAAAAGGAAGAGAGCTCCTAGCAAGAGGGGACGGTTCTTTCCGAATTACACAGTTTGCTCTTGCTGACGATGAGATTGATTATACTTTGTATAATCCACAACATCCTTCTGGTTCTGTATATTATGGAGAAGCTATAGAAAATATGCCTCTATTAGAAGCTTTTCCTGATGAAAATCAGATCATGAAGTATAAGTTAACAACTCTACCAAGAGGTACTTCAAAGCTTCCAGTATTGGATTTAGGATTCTCATCTATACGTTTAAAACAAGGAGCTTCTCTTGCGATTACTCCACAGACATTAAACTACTTAGGTGCAACTACTACCTACGAAGCAGGTGGTTATACAGCTACTATTGCAGACGTTAGAGTACTAAACTCATTTAACGGTGTAGGAGTTAACTCAGAAGAAGCTATTAGATTAAATACCGGAACAACAATAGGAACTAACGTTTCTAAGACAGTTATCGGAACATCTATTAACTTGACTGCAACAACAGTAAACACTCTATTCGGAACAAGATTAACACTTCAGACTACTGTAACAGTTATCGGTCGTGATTCAGGAGCGAGATTAACAATTCCAGTAACCATTACAAAAACTAACTAATTATGTCATTTAAAAGATTTGATACAGAAGATATAGTAGTAAGTGCTGAATCGGTAACAGCTCCATTATGGACTAATAACGTAATAAACTTAACTGCTTTCTATACAAGTTCTACACAGGTATCAAGTACCTCTGGAGACTACTACTACAACGTATTTAACACAGGATCAACAGACGCTACCGCAGCAGTACAATTTTCAATTGCATATGCTGATAAAGACGGTGGCGGTACTTTACGCTATAACGCAGGTGTAGCAGGAAAATCTCCTTCTTCAACTATATACGGACAGTATAGAAACTTGGTGTTAGGTGATGAAGAATCTGAATTCACATTTGGAGGAGAAGCATCTGATTACTTCTACGTAATAGCAGTAGATAGAGCAAGATACAAAGAGAAATTATTACCAGGTACTTTATCATTACATATAAGCGGAAGCGGTAATAGAGAAATTAAACTAACAGATAATAGTAGAGTTGTAGCAACAACTACCTTTACAGACTCTGGTCGAGTATTCGAAATCGTATCTGGTTCTGCAGGAAATGTTTTTACAGGAGCAAACGCTAATGGATATTCAATATCCGGATCATACGGTAAGTTCTTACCAGATGTAGGTATCTTATTACTTAACGGTAAAGCATTAGACTTACCTTACGGTATCGCTAACAGAGGTGGAGGAGTTGCTTTAGGTACAAATAGAACTGCTAATACATCAGCATTAAACCTTAGAAAACTATTCTTATCTCTTACAAAAGGAGCTAACTTTAGACTTAATTCTGAAGAAACAATTTCATCTAACTTCATATTCGTACGAGCAAGAAACGCAGAATTTAACTACTCTACTAACCCATCTTTATTATCAGGTTCAGGAGAAATCAGACACAACGTTATGATTAACACTCCTCAATCTTATATTACAGGTGTAGGTTTGTATAACGATAACAACGATCTTTTAGCAGTAGCTAAATTATCTAGACCATTGTTAAAAGACTTTACAAAAGAAGCTCTAGTTAGAATCAAGCTTGACTATTAATGAATGAGTACATACAAAAAACTAAACAGGCAAGATGTCTACGTAACAGTACACGACGCTCGTAAGCATTGGCATACAAGCGGTAGCTTGCTTCGTGGTTTTAAGTCTACAAATGAGTACTCTATTGATAGGTTTATAGGTCTTTCTGGTTCAACAGAATATTTTTTGAACGATGAAGATTTATACCAATATGCTACTATACCTTCCCAACAGGTACAGGAAAGACATAAGCAGTTAGTTTATAAAAGTATTCATAACCTATACTATAGCGGTAAGGTTCAAGATTCTACATTTAGCGGATCTTATGATAACTACCTAGAAACTACTTTACACTTAAGCGAATCTAGAGATCTACATAACGTTCAAGAGATTAGCGTATACACTGTACCGCAAGAAGTTTACGGAACTAACATAGTACCTTTCTCTTTTATACTAAAACCAAACGGAGCTAGAGACAACTACGTTGATGATGGATTTGTAACAGATGATATAGGTTTAAATGATTACATACAAACTTTTGAAACTCTATTTGGAGCTGTAAGAAAGATTGCTTGTGATTATATACTTAATGAAGGTACTTACGTTTTAGAAACTCCTATAGCAGGAGGTGAGTATATTGATTCACCAGATGGACAGCATAGAGTTGAAATCGTAGATGACGGAGAAGGTAGATTAATTATGTCGGGTTCTGGATCTGAACCATGTGCTCCAGTTAGAATTGTAGGAGATATTATTTACAGCCACGGTCAAGTTATATTAACTGATCCAGAAGTTGTAGATATGTACAATAGTTTTTATCTTAGTCCAAACCTTAACTGGAAATCTAACCACCCTATTTATACATATAATATGTACTGCAAGGTTAGAGATTCAGAAATGAATTTCACACATAACCCGAGTGCATTAACTGGATCATTTGGAGATATCTTACCTAATGTAACAGGAAGCACATTTAGCCCATACATAACAAGTGTAGGTTTATATAATGATGCAGACGAGTTGATAGCAGTAGGTAAGTTAGCACAACCAACTAGAAAGTCATTATATAACGATATGACTTTTGTTGTAAAAATTGACATGTAAATAATAAAAGAAAATGGCTATAACATTTAGAGCAAATAAAGGACAAGCATTAACCTATAGAGAAATGGATACCAACTTGGGTTCCTATTTCTATTCTAGCTCTTTAACAAAACAATCTTGGTTCACAGGTGATGATACAAGAACAACTGTAGATTTCGCTACCTTATTTTATACAGGTAGTACTTTAATTCCTTGGAACCTTCCTGCCCATGTAATACCTTTACATGCAACCGGAAGTAGATCTATTAACGGGTCAGTACAGTATGCAAGCCAGAGTTTACAAGCCGGTGCTCCTGATTTCTTATTTAACCCAGTTAATGGATTTGTAGGTATAAAGAAGACAGCAACATCTAGAATTAATGCACCTCTAGATATTAACGGTAATGCAATCATAACAGGTTCATTAACTGTAACTGGAGATGCAGTAGTATTTGGAAGAATAACAGCACAAGAGTTTCATACTGAATTTGTTAATGCATCAGTAGTATATGAAAGCGGTTCTACTAAATGGGGAGATACTTTAAATGACTTCCA